AACTCAATGATGAGTTGACAAGAGCAAACTTCAGAAACATCGTTGAACCTTATCTCAGAGATGTTGAGGCGAAGAGAGGAATCTATGGATTCCTGGTTGTTTGTGATACCACGAATAACACTCCTGACGTTATTGATAATAATGAATTTAGAGCAGACATCTTCCTGAAACCAGCGAAATCGATCAACTACGTCACTCTGACGTTTGTTGCGACTCGAACTGGGGTCAGTTTTGAAGAGGTCGTTGGTAGAGTTTGATCTAACACATAATAAATAACCAAAGGAGGAGAAAATCATGGCAACTTCCAGACCAAACAGAACAATCTCACAGTTCAAATCAGAACTTTCGGGGGGCGGCGCACGCCCCAATCTATTTGAGGTCGAATTAAGTACTTTCCCCAGCGCAGTATCCACTGACTGGGATGCAAGTAAGTTTAGATTTATGTGCAAGTCAGCAGCACTTCCTGCTCAAAACATTGCAGCAATCGACGTTCCTTTTAGAGGAAGAATCTTCAAGGTAGCTGGAGACAGAACCATTGATACATGGACTGTTACCGTTATCAACGATGAAGACTTCTCACTCAGAAGAGCATTCGAAGATTGGTCAGAAGCAATCGCAAGACTTGAAAATAACATTGGTGCTACCAATCCAGGATCTTACATGGCAAATGCTAATGTATTCCAACTCGGAAGAGGTTCTGTAATTAATAGCACTAATAACTTGGGAAGCAGTAATTCTGTTCTGGCTGAATACGAATTTCAAGATATTTTCCCAACTAATGTTTCTCAGATTGATCTTTCTTACGATTCCTCTGATACTCTTGAAGAGTTTACGGTTGAATTCCAAGTTCAGTCGTTCAGAGTTCTTGGAGCTGGCGGTCCAAACTCCTAATAAATAATACAAAGACCAATCTAGTAATAAATTATGACAAAATTATTTGGGTTCTCAATAGAGGACACTGAACCACTATCTCCTACTGCGGTCTCCCCCGTCCCTCCAAATAATGAGGACGGGGTTGACCATTATATGAGTAGTGGTTTTTTTGGTTCTTATGTTGATATTGAAGGAGTATTTCGTACTGAATTTGATCTCATCAAAAGATATCGTGAGATGGCACTTCACCCAGAAGTTGATGGTGCTATTGAAGATATTGTAAATGAAGCTATCGTAACTGATACGAATGACACTCCAGTTCAGATTGAATTATCAAACTTAAATGCCAGCGATGGTATTAAGAAAAAGATTCGTTCTGAGTTCAAATATATTCTCGACCTTTTAGATTTCGACAAAAAGGCACACGAAATTTATAGAAACTGGTACATTGATGGTAAAATTTACTATCATAAGATCATTGACATGAAGAATCCCCAAGAGGGAATTCAAGAGTTGAGATATATTGACGCAATGAAAATGCGTTATGTTCGTCAACAAAAAAAGAAGGAAGGCGATAAGCAGAACGTTTTCCAAAAACTGAGAAGCGATAATCCAATGGATTATGAATTCCCAGAAATTGAAGAGTATTTTATTTACAATCCTAAGAAATCATATCCAACAGGAAATATTAATGCACAAGGTGCATCTCAAGGAGTTAAGATTGCAAAGGATGCAATCACTTATTGCACCTCTGGACTGGTAGATAGAAATAAGGGAGCTAGTCTTTCATATCTCCACAAAGCAAT